GGAGTTCCGAGGCGCTTTCCGGAGATATCAGTCGATCGGGGGTTCAAATCCCTCCGGCCCCATGTCCTCACTGCGTTCCGGATACCGCACCGCACAGCCCCGCTAGCGCACGATTCCGATTTCCCACCGAAGATTCATTCGAACGATGTGAACCCCTGATCCACTCACCCTCTCGTCTTACTGGGATTAATACGTCTCATCCTGGCAACAAAAAGCTTGTGAACTTCCATGCCACTTACACTAGCTTAATTCGATCATTTAAATACTCAACCTAGAATACGCGACCTTCCAGCAGAGAGCAAACATCGAGTACATCAGAACGTGGTATACCACAATTGGCTCCGGTTCGACAAAGCCATTCGTCATCGGTCCATCGTTTACTTCCGATGTTGTTACGGTTAGTTCAAGGTGCCAGACAAACACGACCGGAAGGAGCGCGAGAGCAAGCCCCTCAATGACACGCCAGTCTACGTCAGGAACACGGAGAGAAACCACAGTTAGGACAGAGCGCACACGATTCTTGCATCTGAAGCGTTTCGTCTTGGCACTCCGGACACAGGCGTACTTCTTCACCGCTTATTTCTTCGGCTTCAACATTCAGGCGTGTAGCGAGAATGCTGACTGCCTCGGAGCCAACTGCATCCGACTGATACAGGTCAACGAGGTGGTCAGCAAGCTCGTCCGGATTCTCGACACCAGCCTCACTCATATCTGCACTCGTGGACTTGACCTGCTCGTCTCGGCTGCCGTCACGGTAGACAGTCACACCCTTTGCTGGTTTGCCTGCTGCATTGGCATCGAGGGCCAGCCGATACGCGCTGTCAATGTCTTCTCTTGTTGCGCTTCCGGGTAAATTGATCGTCTTCGAGATTCCCGATTCTACGTGTTCCTGAAGCCGTCGCTGCATCAGGGTGTGGTCTTCCGGCGAGATCTGCTCGGTCGTCACGAACACGTCTCCAAACTCAGAGGGGACGGCATCGAGGCCGCTTACTCCATCAAACTCGTCGGCTTCCATCTGTGCTTCGGCTTCGCGCTTCACCTCGGCCACGTCAATGTCATTAGCTTCGAGCGTGTTCAAGAAGTAGCTGTCAAACTCGACCAGAAAGTCGCCGCCCTGGATGTCGCCTCCGACGTTCTTGTAAAATGCAACCGAGTAGACAGGCTCACATCCGCCGCTCGTGTCAGATACCATACTTGTCGTGCCGCAGGGGGCTATTGTCGTTTGATTGTGATTTCTCACCGGGAAGCCATTTGGATAATCACGAGCCTCTAAGCCGCCCGTGTGTCGCTCGAACCAGTCCGGGTATGCTTGAGGGTCTGCCCACTTGGAATCCTCCCACGCGCCGAAGACTCCCCGTTCGAAGGAAAGCTCTTGGCTGGTCAGCGCTGTCTCGTGATTGATCATCCGCATCACTTCAGCGCAAATGTCGCGGCCTACCTGGGAGTCATAGGCAACACCCATCTGGTAGAGCATCTGCGCCATGCCCATGATACCGACCCCTACTTTTCGGAGATCATCGACCGTTTCTTCAATCTCCTCCAGTGGGAATTCGGACTGCTCAACTACGTCTTCGAGGAACCGGGTGGCAGTCTGAGTCGTATCCATCAACAATTCCATGTCGAGATTCTGCTTGACATAGAGCGAGACATCCCACCCATTGCGAGAGACGAACCTATCGAACGTCTCTGCCTCTGCATCGAGCATCAGGCTGAGATTAATGTGTCCGAGATTACATGCTTCATGTTCGCTCAGTGGCTGTTCGGCACAGGGGTTAGAGGCCTCAATACCGTAGTTTTCGTCGTTTTTGGGAAATGTATGATCGAAATTTGTCCAATCGTAATTGAAAATACCCGGCTCGCCATTCTGGTAAGCCCCATCGACCATCATATCCCAAATGAATTCAGCCGGGAGCGTCAGCGGCTCTCCCTCTGAAAGAGAGATCTCGTCTTCCCACTTCTCTTGAAGCGTGACTTGTTCGCCAGCATGGGCCGCCTCAATGCCACTCGCGTAATCCCGCCACAGATTCTCGTCGACCGTCTCGCCCTCTCCGGTGTCAAACGCGCTTGCTGGATTATTCTCGTACTCGGGGTCGTAGAAATGCTCGACCGCTTCAGTCACCTCGTAGGCGCTCTCAAAGTCGTCTAGAGGATCGTACAGCGTGTAGTCGTTTCCGTTCTCGACCGCTTCAATGAAGTCGTCTGTCACCGCAACCGAGATATTGAAATTGTCTAGATTCCCCTCGTTTCGCTTGGAAACTACGAAGCGTCCAACGTCAGGGTGGTCAACTCGGAGGATACCCATTTGAGCCCCCCTTCGACAACCTCCCTGTTTCACCTGATTACACGTCTCGTCAAAGACTCGCATGAAGCTCACAGGCCCGGAGGCTTGGCCGCCAGTAGAACCGATGCGGTGTCCCTTTGGTCGGAGGAGGTGGAACGGGTATCCTACTCCGCCGCCGGAATTGTGAGATCGGACCGATGATGCTACGTATTCGTGCGGGCCATCAACTGTTATATCGTAGACGGTATCTGTGCCAGAATCAGAAACACTTGCTACGGTCGCAGTTGTTTCTGTCACCGGGTCGGTGTTGACGAGATCGCGTTCTACATCGTATACATCACTAACACCTATTAAGTCGATAAAACGATCAATACTTCCAGAGACGGGGCGAACTTGGTAGCGCAGGTCGCCAGACCAAATTAGCGCCTCTATTCCAAGACCATGAAGTAGGGTTTGTACGCCGTGAGCTAGATCTTCTGAGACGGTTGTTAGGCTTGGATAATGGCCTCTTTGGAGTGTTCCGTCAGCGTCATAGAGGCCGCGCAAGAAAGAAACTGCGTGCGAGCGATTACCTTTCCAAACAGCATCAGGAACCGACGCTGTGCGTGACCCGTCAGGTTTTGCGTCTCCAAAGTTTTTGTTCCAGAATCTTTTGATAGTGCTGCTCATTAGACTTACTTCAGTACACCCTTTACTTGGGACGTGGGTTGGGGTCTTATCAAACAGAGCCTCAGAAGTGTTTTCCATACGGTCAATTATAGATTCGTACCGAAGGTGGAACCGAATACCGTCTTCATGGTAGGAACCGTCGCCAACCCACAGGCCGAGCAACCACGAAAGATCGTCGGTGAAGCTCTCGGGCTGAAGAACGGGGTTGTAGCCACCACCACTCCAGCCAAGGTCGTACCCACCTTCGTAATCCCTTCCAACGCGATCGTTAACGGCATTAATTTCGAGAACGTCTTTCCGATGTCGCTGCACTGTCGAAGCCGACCATTCGACGTTCTCAGCTATTTTGTAGTCGCTCTGGCCGTTAGATACGCCATCAATGATGGCCTCATGAAGTTCGGGTTTGTTATTGTTTTTCCACATAACGGCCGGTACACTCTTAAGACTGACGGGACCGCTGTCAGTCAGCCAATTGAGAGCGAGATCGATATTGTCACCGGGTTCAAGTTCGTCAATGCGGCGCTTTTCGTCACCCATGAACAACTCGTGATTCGGGGTGCCTGTCACCTCAAGGCCGTTCTCGAACTCGACTGTGTGAACCGGAGCATCGTCGTATTCATGAAACTCGGTCACGCGCCCTTGGCCGTTCTGCTGGATGATAGTGTCTCCTACTTCAACATCGGAAATGGAAATCGTTCCACGTCCAGGAACAGTCACGAGCGCTTCGTCAGTAAGACACTGGAATATAAGTGCAGCCGCTTGAGCCGTTCCGAAAATATCTTCCATGTCATCCTGGGGGTGTTGCAAAAAACAAGCAGACAACTGGTTCATCTCTGTTCCAGCGTTCATCAGCGTCGGACTGTTCGGCATGAATCGCAATTCTTTCATTGCACTCTCAAATCGAGCTTCTGCTTCAGTGGCATTGAGGCCGCCTTCGTACTCCTCTTCTGCCTTGGCGACATTTTGTGCCACGCGCTCAAACATCTCTGCGGGCGACTCCATGACATTCCCATCGGAGTCTTTCAGCAGGTACCTCGCCGGTAGGATATTATACTGCGTGTTGTCAGTCAATCGGTCCTCAACGTCTGCCTCGTCGTCAATCGTCAGGATTGGTGTGTCCATTTCAATGTATAGAGCAAAAAATGGCCCCACAGAGTCGCCCCTGTGGGGTAGCTAACAAAATAAATCCGCTTACTTCACTACTGCTTCGTGATTTCTGCAACAAGATCGCCGCTGGCTTCAGTCAGGGTCAAATCATAACCCATCTCATTGAGCTTCTGTCGCTGAATAGCCATTCTCGAAAGGGTGTCTTTGACTTGATCTATAACTTCAATAGTAGTATCGCCGTCACTCCCAACAGTTAGTTCTACTTGAGCGTCTACGCGAGCGCCCATGTCGTCTCCAATTGGATCGCTACTGCTCATACTTTGCCTCCTGGAGAATCTGGTAGAGCGCCTGTTCGGCCTGGGGCGTCACCTGCTTGGCCACTGCCCGCTGAACGTCAACACGAGCCTCCCGAAGCGCCGCGTCCATGCGCCGATGCGCGGGATCAAGATCGACAGTAATAGTTAGCTGTTCGCGCTCTTCAACGTCGCTACTCGTGGATTCAGTTTGTTCGTCCATATATGAAAAAACTCTGCTACTGCACTGCCCTCATTATACATACTATGCTCGATAAACTTAAATGCTTCGTCTCTAAGTCATGGAATACGAGGCAGGATAACAAAGACCGTCACCAGGAACATTAGTGTAGCCGCACCGAGAGCGTAGGCTGGTTCTTTGTTTACGTCTTCTAACTGTCCAACCTGGGCCTTTCTCGTCCCAAAAGCAAGCCCGGCGAGCAGGACCATAATCCACGCACCATCCTTTGCGCCGTTGAGTCCGACAAGAAGGCCACAGAACGCACCGATACCGGCTCCATGCCACTCTGGTCTGGATGAGAGAAGCCCGTCACGGGGGGTTTCTTCTTCCGAGTCGCCCCCAAGATAGTCTCTTATTGACATTAGAAATTTACAATTATTTGATTCCGCCCCAAATGCGATCTACCCACTCATGGCCTTTCGGGTTTCCTTTAGCCGCTCCAGCGAAATTGTGGTACCCAACTCCTATCTCAGAAATGCCGCCCCCGTTTTTATTCATAAACGGGAGATCACGCTCTCCGAACGAATCACCGCTGTTCAGGTGGTCCCACGCTACATCGAATGTCTGGTTTGACCAATCAAACTCGATAGTATACCGATTCCACGTGTTGTAATCACCACTACCCGGATCCCAAGTGTTATAGTCTCCATATTCTACGTTTACTTGTGTGTTCCCTGTTCCGGCAGCGAGAATCAAATCACCATTCGTATCTTTTGGCATATACGCCATTCCACCGGAAGAATCTGTTTCATAGTAATCGAATACTATTTCATCCGGCTTTTCACCACTAAGACTTGTATTCGCAAGAAAGTAGCCATAGTTAAGATCGGCGTCATTACTGTAGGAATACGAACCGTCTGTTGATTTACTACTTGTTATAGAGTGGCTTTTCGTAACGTCCCAACCATTAGTATTTTGATCTTCAAAACTATAAAATCGAGGACCTGAAGGCCACACCACGTCACCATCTACCGTTACTTCAGTAACGTCGGTCCCATCAATAGTGAGGTCAGTAACGTCGTTTCCGTCAATCGAAATAGGCATGATTATTGAGTCTTGAAGTTAATAACGTTATTGCCATCCTGTCCGTCTTTTTGGATTTCATATACACCCGCTTTCGTGTGAACGACCCAACCCGCTGTTCCATTATCGTCGTCAAAAATTAGCCCGCCCGTGAACGAAGGGCCGCCTTCCGAATTATCCCAACCGAGGCTAGAATTATTAAGATTGGCGTGTTCATTGTTCTCAAAGTCTACTTGCTCAAAATCAGCGTTATTATTTACCCACGACCTCGTGGCTACGGTGTTGCCGTTCCAGTTGAAATCAGACAAGTTTCCGCTACCAACTCGCACTTCATCAGCGTCGTAGTAGCCAATAAGAACACCATCGTTAGTTCCCCCATCAAGGGACAACCACGTATCCGAGCTTGGAACTGAAATACTCAGGTTGCTGTTGCCGCTGCTGTCCTTGAGGTTTCTACGTACCTCGAACCCGTCTATTGTCTCTCCACCTATCGCGCTCCGGGCTTCAGAGTCCTCATATCGAGAGTGGTGAGCGCTGTTCGATGTCATGTGGTTCGACAACCACGTGCCCTCATCATCAACGAACGTATCCTTCGTAACGAGATCGTTCCGGTTGTTGTTCTGGTCGGTTATCTCGACATAACTGCTGTGCGAGTCGAATCGGATGCTGTGGCTGTTCTCGCCATCGACGCGAGATAGGTTGCCCGCTTCAACTGCTCCTCGCGCTTCAGAGTCCTCATATCGGGAGTGGTGAGCCGAAGCTGGTGCGTCTACGAGGTCAGCGTGATTAATGTTACTCCCAGTCGCCCACGTTCGGGTGGCTACTCGATTTCCTTGCTCGGACAGTTGCCCGCTCTGGATGTTTGTATTTCCATCAATAGTAAGCTCACCATTGGCATCTTCAATCTGATAGCCACCCATGTCCAGCACGCCAAGCATTGTGTCTCCCTGGGCATCGAGGGCTCTGCTCCACTGCGCTGTATCGGGATTGTACCACTCAAGGTGGCCGTCATTGCTGTCAGCGAACAAATGTCCGTCTTCTGGAGAACTCGGACGAGCGCCGTCAATGTCGCTCTCCAGGCGGTCATTAGTCAGCGACGTAAGGTGTTGAATGTCATTGATAATGTTATCCATCAGGTAGTTGTCGTAGAGATCGACAGGAGGAACGCCATCCTCATACTTATATCCGGTTGGAGGGCTCTGACCTGTCGCTCCCCAGTCTGAAAGATTCGTGTTGTAATTTGCCATAATTATGTTGTATCTACGTAGTATCCGCTATACGTTCCCCCGTCGGTTATGTCTCCATTCGAGTCCAGGGTGGCGTAGCCTTTTGAGGAATCGTATGAGTTGTTCTGGTACTCAGTTTCGGTTATGTAAGCTAACGTGCCAATCCCAAAAACCTCAATGCCAAAGCTCGCAGCAGTTCCTTCAAGAAGTAGTTCTGCTGTTTTATCTTCACTTCCAATTTTTGTCTCAATAGATTGAAGCGGAGCCTTAGCCTGAAAAATTGGCTTTCCGTCTACGTGTTCAAGGACAACTTCGTCTACGTCAACTTCAAGTATTGCAGCAATTAGCTCAACAATGTCACTCGGGGTTCCAAAGCTAGTTAGACTCTGGAGATTCTTGATTGTCCTTGCTCGAAAGGAATCAAGGCTCTCACCTGGGGTGGAAGAAATTTGAGTTGGGTATGCAATTTGAGCAATCTCTGCTTTTGTTTCCGCCTCTTGTATCTTTAGTCCGCGTTTTACTTCTTCAATTTCGTGGCCCAACTCTGCCGATCCTGTTGCTCCCGCTTCTATGAGCTTCTTCCATTCTCCGGTTCGAGGGAGCCACGGATCGAGATCTTCTTGAATGGCATTGATGTGCTCGCTCTTATGTGTCATTCTTACTTGACGCTCTTCGTGACTGTGATGTTTGCGTGATCAATCCGAGGCCGCTCGTTGGGACCAATGACTATGTTCGATGTGCCAGTCGGAGAAGAAGATGTTCCGAGAGTCAGCGAAGTAATGTCGTACACTTCCGGAACTTCTCGAATGTTGAATTCAATTTCTCCCTCAACAACATCGTCTCCAACATTTAGATCTCCATAGACTTGCTGCCCATTCGGCTTCGTTCCGCCAATATACTCTACAATAGCGGCCTTTATATCTTCTTCCGGTATCTCAACGTTTGTCTCTAACTCAACATCGACATACACATCGACGCGAGTAGGGATAGAATAGTCGATAGTGAACGTTTGTCCGTTGTCTAGCTCTGCGGTGCCTGTAGCGACATCTCCATTTTTCCCATTGACGAGGTTGGCACCCATTGCAAGGTTGTCAAATATGATCTGAGCAATCTCATCATTGTGTCCCTGCTCGGAGTCAACGACAAGTTCGACCTGGTGAGGATCAAGATTCTGCTGCACTGAATCAGTCGAGTTGTCTATATACTGCACTTCTTTGATATACTCCAGAAGAATAAGCTCGTTGTAGATCTTCTGACCAGACGCAACTTCTATTTCACCAGTACTTGTCTCAATGCGCCGACGATAATTCTCGTCGCTTTCTGTGTCTCTTCCGTTAAGAGTCTGGTTTGCGTTCGTAATTGAATCTACGCCGAGTATTCCGCCAGCACTCTCAGTAATCGTGTCGGATGCAACATTTCCTCGGGATCCTGCTTCAACTGCTTCTATAGGGGCATTGACGGACGTGGTTCCGCTCTGAAGAACAACGTCGTCGGTAGTCTCGAATTCAACAGGGTCAATGCCGCCTGTATTCAGGACTGTCCCTTGCTGAATCAGATAGTCCTTGGAAACGGTAGTGTCGCTACTAAATGTTACCTCGCCGGTAGCTGGCTGTTCCGTTCGACGCACAACCCCAAGTTCTTCGCCCAGGAGATCAAGAGCCTGCCCTTCAGCATCTTGGACTCGGAGAGAGAGATGGACGGCCTGGAGTTCTTCTTCAAGCTCGGCAAGCCGTCCAGCAAACGGCTCATAGAGCTTGTGGATAGCCGTTCCATCTCGCTCTGTAATATCTTGGCCCCAATATTGGGAGCCGTCGTCAAGCATCAGGTCAAGCCACTCTTCTTTGGTCCGGGGCTCGACTTCCGCAGTGTTTTTATTGTATGTCATAATCTGTCGAGTAATAGTTCAAAATCATCAACTTCTGAATATCGAACTCTCACTTTATACCCCTCGTCTACATTAGTTACTTCAATCTGTGGGATTGTGTTATCCAAGTATTCAGACTCCCGTGCAAGCCGGGTTAGCTCCAACTCTATTTTTTGTGGAACATCCTGTGACTCGTACTCAGGTATAATGTCATAGAGGCGGCCAATGGAGTTAATCCTAACCCACTGTTCAAACTCTTCTCGCCCATCAACAGTGTCGTAGTCTCTTGTCTCCTTCCAAACGGGCTGGAGATCTTTGTCTAACCTAAGATCCATTAGTCAATCTCAACTTCGGTTGTTTCGCCGTTAGCAACCGTACTTGTGGTTTTTGTACTTCCGTCGTCTACGTATTCAAAAACCGCATCTTCGGTTAGTAGCTTTTTTGCCGTCCCGCCTTCAGATATAGTTACGTTTCCACTTTGCGCTTCGACGTTTAAGTCTCCCTGTTGGGCAGTAACGTCCAAGTCTCCTTGCTGGGCAGTAACGGCCAAGTCTCCCTGTTGAGCAGTAATATTTATATTCTCGTTTTCTGATACAATATTGATGGCTCCGTCAACGTCCATTTCGACTTCATATCCTGTATCAGTGTGCTGTATCGAAAACTTTTCAACAGAACTGGCTCCTTCTCGCGGGCCAAAGACAAATGACATGGAGCCCCGCTGGTTCTCGGCAGCATCCTCGACAGCACTCTCGTCCATTCCTGTTTCTGTCGGAATTGAAAGGACGTGAGTAATTACGTAGTCGCCGCCATACTGCTCGACAAGAACTTCTGCACCCTTTTGTGGCACTGAAACAAAGTTCGACGTTATATTTCCAAAAATGGCCTTCGGGTATTCAAGTCCCGGCTCGTCTGCATCCTCAACGTCACAGACAACAATCCCGTTTACCACTTCAACTGACTGGATTAGACCTCTGCGTTTGTTAGAATTCATTAGTTATTTTCCAAGCTCAAATCCGTATTTTTCTTTATTAGTGATTGTCTGATCGTTCTCTACGTCGTGGATTTTCACCGAAACCCGAAGCGAGGATGGGTCTTGCGGGGGAACATCCATGACATTCGCTGTCACGTCCCAACCACTATCTACTTCGTGCCTGATGTTGGAAATAAAATACTCGTTCGAGAGTCTATCTGCCCCACTAGCAGGCGAGCAATCTACCGAAAACAACTCTATATTTATCCTGTCTTTTATTCGAGGGACTATCCCAGGATCTTCGCCCATCGAAAACGTTATTGTTCCGGAATTGTGGCTAACTACAGTTCCTATGTATAGCTTCCTTGCAAGGTTCTTTAGAGGCTGGTCTTGTGCTTCGAGATTGTCTACCTCACGTTTTAGCACAATTCCATTGTCAACGTTCGGATTATCGACGGTGACTATTTTTCGGTAATCTATTGAATTTGTTGATATAGCGGTAAGGGCCAGATTCTTTTCTTCTACCCAGGCGTCTGCTTCCCCTTGTCCTATGTTGACCTTCGTACTAACAGGACCACGGAGAACAACCCTAGAAACTTTGTTACTTTTCACTCCGAGAGAAGAATTCTTGATATGAATATCTCCCTGGCTATCCATATTAGAAGCCGAATATGAGTTGGTATTAGAGTATGGCCCCACTATTAGCTTTCCTTCTGGAGAAACGTGGGTAGACACTGCGTGCTTTCGTTCTGCTTTCTTTAGTGCCTTCAGAGGGGAGCTATCGTAGTTTACTGCAAAATTTGAGTCAATGTCTATCTCATCTGAGTTTAGTATATTGTCTACAGAAAAGGGGTAGACGGGGCCAGTCTTGTCTGTCTCGTTAAATTCGCCAGAAGATATTAGATCGGTCCCAGGCACTTTACTATCAAAATGGAACGTGAACCATTCGGATATAGTGTCGCCCTCGTCAAGCACCTCAATGCCCGTGAATATATCGTCATTGACCCGTGCTTCATATATTGCGTTAAACGAGTCGGACGCAGTAACTCTGTCCGGAGCAAAGTCCATCTGCCCCTTGGCTAAATGTTCTCGGAGATCGTGAAGCTCAAGATAGCCATTGCTCTTGTCTCTCGTGCCGCTGGTTCCAAGTTCTAGAAATCGCGGCTCAAAATACATCGAGTGAAGTGTTTTGCCATTTGACTCTACCTCAACTCGCTGTATCTCAAAAAAGTCTCCTAAATTGTCTTCTAGATCTTCGACAACAGGCTTCCCGAAAGAGCAACGCAGAGTAGAAAAAGATCCTTGTCCATAGTTGAACGTCAGTTTCTCTGGATAGAGAACACCGCCGTTCTGAAAATTCAACGAAATATCTGATAGGTCTGAGTTGCATTTCATAAACGGAAAAACAAGGTTCTATGGTTCGTAGTGAGCGGGTTGCTGAGGGCCGTACTCGTCCGTGCCGATACTTACCAAATCAATTGTATATTCAAACATCCATTCTTCGGCAGTAGGATAGGCGTCATATGAGATAACGTCGCCTCGTTCGCAAGAAGTAATATAGCACTCCATGCCGCCACCTTCTATCACTGGTGTAATAACATCAACAGGTTGTGTCGAGTGGGAAATGTCATCGAGGGCGCTTAGGTCGCTCGTGTGAACCTTACCTGTGATATGTAGCTCAGAATTCTTTAACTTGTCAACACTAATCTTTTCCCCTTCGCACCCCGAACTAACTCGTTGTAGTTCTTTTTCAGTAGTAATCGTAAACCGCTCTGGATAATAGACAGGGAGAAAGTGAGAAACGCCAGACTCTTGAGAATATACTCCGAAAGAAATGCTTCCAGAAGCAGAAGACGGGATTCCATTGTTAGAACCGCCAGTAGAGGTTGGACCTGTTCCTATATTACTAACTCTCATTGCGAGGCACCGAAGTTTCCGTTAGAGAGATCGTCTTGATACATCACTCCGCGAGCTACGTCTTCCATCTTCTGCCGACTCTTGTTGTCCATCTTGCCTTGGAAATTCATCGTAACGTCGTTGTAAGTACTTCCACCACCTCTCCCTCTTCTTGGCATTTCTGGAGTCATGGTATCTTTGATTGCTCCGTACCCACTGACAGCCAGAGCACCGGCTCCAGCGAGAGCGGCGAGTCCAAGCGTAGCAATTGAGACGAGTGCGGCTGTTGTAGCAAGTGCGCTGTTTAGACCCATAACCCAGGCTGTAAGACTTTGTATTGCTCCTATCGCACTGATTATCCATTGACCCGTCCATGTAGATTTGAGAACACCAAGAATTCCAATCTGGGTCATCATGGCCGTGTTGAGAATCGTAATCACAGTGCCGAGGAAGGAAGCCAGCTTCGCAAAGATGACGCCAACGACAATAAGACTAGTCAGCAGTCCGATTATCAGCATTAGGCTCTGACCTATCCTGCTTCCAAGAAGATCAGCAATGAGTTTCAGAACCGGAGTGAACACAGCAAAGACTGCTAATAGAGACACAACCGCTTTTGATACAAAGTAGATTATCCGACCCAGCTCAAAAGCAATCTTAGAAACCTTTATAAGCATATCAGACGTTCTAATTCCTTCTACAAAGAGATCGCTGAATAACTCAGGAATTCCAGCAGTTAAGATGCTTCCGAAGGTTCCTGCTAACTGCTGAAGCTCAGGCCCAAGGCGGATTATTGACTGGAGCGTTTCTTCTATAATAGTTCCGAATCCGCCCACTCCATCAAACAGAACGTCTGTCAGTGGACGTAGCGCAGCCATCTCGTCGGTGAGCCCCCGCACATTTGCGACGACCTCACCGAACAGATCATCAGTTATCGGGGAGAAGAGATCAGCAACGGGCTCGATCACCTGGAATAGCTCTCTCTTCAGGCTATTAACTCTCTCTTCTGCTGATGCCATTGAGCCCTCCAGAGACTCGGAAGCCCCACCGAGAAGACCCAAAGCGGCAACAGCGCCAGTGGCCGCCGTCAATGCCGTTATTCCAACAGCAACAGAAATTAGCTGTGCACCAAGTCCAATAAGAGCCGGAAGTAGCGTATAGATTACTGCTCTAACTTGCCGAAACGAGGGCCTAAGGCTTCCGAGAGCGTTAGTTATGTTAGATGTAGCAAGAGAAAGTGAAGTCATGTTTCTCTTGAGCTTCTTCATTGAACTTCTGTCAACATCTAACTCTGCTTGTGTAACAGACTTTAGTTGAGAAGCATTAGCAGATGCGTTTCTGATGTTGTTTCGGAGAACGTCAACATCTATGCCTTGATCAGACTGTCCGCTCCCTTGACCAAGCATCCGGCGTACTTTTATTCTCTCAATTTCCTGCCTTGTCTTTAGAATTTTATTAGAAAGATCTGATATATCGAGACTAATTTCTCTTTCGCCAAGAGCACGCCTACGGCCTGCGCGGAGGTTAGAACCAGAGCCATCAGAGCTTCCGCTTCTCAGGTTAAAGTTAGCGCCGTCAACATTGTCGAATACATCACTGATTTGACTCTTGAGATGTTTTTTGTCAATGTCTATTTCTATGTCTCCAAACTCTCCATCCAAGATCTTTTCGAGATCAAAATCCAGATCAAGATCTTCATCAAGAGACTCTATTTGACCTTTAACCTTGGCAAGCCCGTCAAGGTCATTTAGCTCAACGTCAATATTAACAGTCATATATTATTCTACAAACTCCGCCTGGTTCTCAGTCTCGTACTCTTGCTCGTTCTCGTAGTGAACCTGCTCGACAT